GGCCAAGATTCATCTTTTGGTCTTCTTTCATCTTTAAGCCTCCTGAGGCTTTCATTGTTGGTTTAATAATATTCAATTAGGATACTCCACTCTAGTCCATACTGTTGTTGGGTCACTTACTTCATTCCATAATAGACCACTAGAACTTCCATCTGCACAAGTCACCCCAACAGATACGGATTCGGCATGATTCGTGTTCGTAATATACGTATTGTCTAAGGCAAAGGTCGCAGAACCAACAGCGGTATGAACATCAACTGGTGTGTAGCCTAGACTGTTAGAGAATTCAATTACCCCTGTAAAAGTAAAACCACCTTCAGAGGAAGTCCCTACAACATTGCCAAATGAGACAACGCCAGAGGTTGCTAACGTAGACGCATGGATTTTACCCATGTTAGAACCTAAGGTAGCTGATACGTTCTGCGTAGCATTATTTGATGCTGTATAACCAACACTAGAGGCATAAGTAGACGTATTTGCTTTTGCCGGGCTATCCCAATCTATACCTATATTGCTCCATAGGATTGGAGAGGTAGCCTCAGACCACTTTATAGGGGCTGTCATTAGACGTAACCGCTAGTATTCATCACTCTGAGTGCAGACCCAGAATGCCTATCCTTATTGTCCTGTTCTTGCAAGTCTACTACGCCCTTCTCAAACGCTTGCGCCCAAATAGGAATCCTCTCGTCATTCATTATGAAAGGCTCTGCCTCCAGCATAGCCCCGTATAGGTAAATATCCGGAGCGTTCGTAATCAACCAGTTAGTCGCAGTGGTCGAACTAAGACTGTCGAAGCGCTTGTAAAACAACATCTCAACTTGCTGAACACTAGAAGGGATAGGGCCAAAGGATACCTCGTCAGCTAAAATCGTATAGAACTCAGGAGTTCCAGTCTGACTGCCTCCCCACAACCGGTCATAGATTTCTGGCGTAACGTAGGATAACGTAGTTAACGGCTCTGTGTTAACTTGGAAGTTACGCATCTGTATATAATTAGTCGGTAACGCCAGATTTCTTTGACCTGCAACCGTAGATGCAGTTTCTTTTGTCTCCATAGACCGTAGGCGCAAGACTCTATTGAATCTTGCTTCCGCCAAAGATATAAACTCTGGTATCCTATCAGTTAGATCATCCCTATCTAACCAGTTAGCTACAGCCGTTTTTAATTCGGTGTAGTTACTAATAGCCATTAGACGTTACGAGATGCAAAGAACACGCTTTGATTCAGGATACGATAATTCTTCTGTGTGCGCCCTGCGACACCGAATGCGTATAACCACATAATTAAACCCTCGTTGGTGTAGTTCTAAAATACTTGTTGTCAGGGTCGTTTAGATACTTCTTCATAAGGTTATGATCTTTCTCTATCGCCCCATTCGTTTCCTTCATCCATTGGGTCCATACATTTAGTGGTATGGAGGCCACACGTACCCCTTCTCCCGCCTTACCCGGTGTAAGCAAATCTCCGTAGTTGTTGTAGGATTTCTTATTCTCCTCCAACACAGGCTCGACATCCTGATATGTGTTTATGGTGAACTCTTCTTCGTCCGCACTGGAGTGAAAAGTAGTGTGCAGCATATTAGGCACCACTTTCTTAGTCATCGCAAATGGTACCTCGGATCATCTCCCTCTGCGATCCTATTCACGCGGCCCGCCACATCGGCAATCTTCTCCTCTAAAGACAGGTCTTTTCGAGGGGCCGTCTTTCGTGATTTGGCAGACTTTTTAACAGCAGGTTTTTTACCAATCACGTTAACTCCTCCGCGTGCTACCGTCATTACCCATAGCAGACTTTAACCCCGCTTGAGCATCCCTGTTCCGATTTCTATACTTGGCGCCCATGAACCTGTCTGTCTCAGAAGTACCCACAGTTTCCCGCTTCTGCGACAAATCTTGTTTCGGAAATCCCGGTAAATTCTTCATACTACCCTCCTCTTGAGAAGCCGTCCTTCCCAGCTTTAGAAACTTGTGCGTCTATAGCACTATCAATACTTCCGTTGTGCAACGTATGACCTAACGCACCGTCCTTTCCCGGTCCATACTTTCGCAGCTTGGGTTCCCCCTCAGAATACGGAGGCGGGTCCATGTCCGGTCCAATGGCGGTTGCACTACCTTTACTAGGTGGTTGTCCTATATTTGCCATCTTATTTCTCCTTCAAGGCAAAGCCCCCCGAAGGGGGCTAAACCCGACTATTTAGGTTGCGCTCTTCAACTGACCGTTACCATTGCCATTCTTAGCACGCAAACCGTACTCAGCGATCAAAAGCTGCTTTACACTGTCACCAGATTTGGCGAGAGTTTCTGTACGGAAAGGACGTAAGTAGTCAATAGACCACAGGTCAAAGTCGATGAAATCAACTTGGGTAGTAGGAATGAACCGATCAGGAACAACCTTGAAAGTACCGAAGTCTGTGACAAGAACATCAACCGCGTTTACAGCCGTGATATGACCGGCCCCTGAGTTATTACTGATGGGATCAGCGACCACAGAACCACCAACGCTTGAACTACTGATAGTCTGTTTTACAGTGCTGTCACACAAGATGGTATCAGGCGTGCCGCCCAAGTCCCAAATACGACCTACGACATTGTTAATCAAAGCAAGCGTAGTAGGCGTATCAGCGCCACCCGTACCCGCCTCTGTCGTACCATCAGGGTAGGTCGTAGAACCATTGTTGGTCAAGCCAAGACCAGTAGAAGCGGCAACAACATTTGATGTTGCGTTCACAGACGTACCGATCCAAGTTGAAAAACAAGCGGTCTTTCTAGCTGAGCCAGAAGAACCAGCAGACTTTACCGTACCCTCAAGCAGCATGTACTCCATATCACGCTTCATTTCTTTAGCGCGTTTAGCAAGCTGATAAGCCTGTGAGGACTTACGGCCAGCAAAATCAACCGCTTCGGCAGTACCAGATGTCTGGACCTGCGTTGCAGAGATTTGGGTATAGTTGCTCAGACGGCGTGGCTCGGTAGCAGCAGTTGAAGCGTAGTCATTGCCTTCAATCTGCGTGTTAGCCGCAACTGCCTTTAACTCGTCAGTCTGCCACTCAAACTGAGTGTTGTCACAAGAGCCGCGACCACAACCGCTTATAAACGGTGTGTCCATAGGACTTATGTTATATATAATATTACTGAGGTCTTCCCTGATACCAACGGCACCATAGGTTTCCCTAGTATTTGTAGGAACTGCCATAGCATTCCCCTCCTTTAGTTAAATGTCTACAAAATCCTCAAGCAGAGCAGACGCATCATCTATGCCGCCTGACTGTTCGAGACGCTTCATTGTTTTTCTACGCTGCGCCTTATCAGTATCTGACTTGGCTCTAGGAGAGCCAGCACGAATAACTCTAGGTTTGTTCTTAACCTTCTTCTTAACGACATCGGGAGAAGAAGCCTTATCGTATTTCATGGACTTATATAAAGTCAGGAAGTTACGATGGTCTACAAGACCTTTAATTTCTTCAGGGGTATACCCTTGGGAAATCGCGTAGGCCTTGATTTCCTCGCCAAGCGCTTGTCGTTTTTTAGGCTCTGACCAAGCAGGGAGTGCTTCAACCAATTTACCATGCTCTTCGTGTACCATCCGTTGATGGGCTTCATGGTTAGCAGCATTCTGTGCAGCCATAGCCTCTTTCTGCTGGGCCTCAAATCGTCGCAGGTTATCTTGGGTTTCTCTATACTCATCCCGCTTAGTAACGTACTCAAGAGGGTTTTCGTTTTTGAGTCTTTCCCAATCTATGTTAGCGAACTGATTGAGTTGGCCCATAGAGCCTTCCATAGCAGACTGTAGTGCATTAACGTAGTATTGTCGTTCTGAACCAATCTGGGCTATTTCAGCCTCCCACTTCTTGTGGAGTTCATCCATGCCACGGCGTTGTTGGGACAGTTCTTGAGTTTTCTTGGTGTAATCCGACTGACGAGAATACCCCTTCACCAATTCATCGAGACTTACTGTTTGCTCCTCACCATTTACGGTAACAGCATACAAGGCCTCTTCTTCTGGCTCCGGTTCGTCAGTGTCCTCAGGGGATTCTTCTACTTCTTCTTCCTCCTCTTCAGACTCCTCTTCCAATGATTCGTCTTCCTCTTCAGGTTGAGACTCTTCTTCTTCGGTAGGTTCAGCCTCCTCGGCAGTGGCTTGCTCCGTTGGAATTTCTCCATCAGAGTCCATTAGTCCAAGTAGTGCTTCTTGCGCTTCTGTAATACTTCCACTTAGCGCTGGGATTGGCTGTGTAGCCGTTTGCGGGGCTTCTTGCGTATCCGCCATTAAAATTCTCCTATAAGTAAGGGTGTTGCTTTTCTAATACTTCGGCCATGTGGCCTGTCTCTAGGACAGACTGTATATGGCCGTGTATCCTGTCCAGCAGCCTTATTGCTAACCAGATGGATTCTCTCGCATCTATGTCGGTGGAGCCGCTATGCTCCCACTGACCTAATAGTTCTTTTTTCAGGGTATCAAATGCTTCAACAAACATCGGGTCACTCATTAGGGCTTTCGCCCTTCGCTCTCTTTCTTCTGGGGTCATGTGTCTCCTAAAGCTACGGCCCTCTGTTGTTCTCGCTCAAGTTTCAGTTCCTGAACCTTCAGTTGTGCATCCACTGCGTCCTTCTTATACTCCTGCTTGATCTTCTCCATCTTGACCTGAACGTCAGCAGCCTTTATTTCAAGTTCCTTCTGTTTAAGCTGCATATCCATTTGCGCCATCTGCTCTTCTGGAGATGGCCCCTCCTCCTGAGGCTGTTGATCCGGATCAGTCAAGAAGTCCTGCACGTTCTGGAAGCCCATATTCTTCAACAAGGCTGCTCCCATGTTGTACATGTTCTTTTCTGTCACTATACTCAGGCCACCACTCATCGCCTCTGAGGCGAACTGGAGCATTGAGGTAAGATGCATCAGTTGCTGGTCTTTATTACCATGCCCAAGACCGACAGAAACCGTACAGTCCATCTTATCCCGCCACATGTCTGGTCGAACAGGAACCCATTCATTACGCAGCTTCACAACCCGCTCCTTGTCCTGATTTTTCTGGAGGAGTTCGTATATAGCCAGCATCAATTCCTTTACACCAGTCTCCGCGAAGTTCCTTGCAATAAGTTCTACCCTAGACTGGGCAGCGGTCATTACAGAATTAACAGCAGTAGCAGTAGTATGAGAAGTAAGGGCATTATCGTTTAGACCCTGTGAATATTTGTTTACGCCAGCCCTAGACTCTCTTATACCATCTATGTATTCGAGCATCTGGAATGAGTAAGGCTCTAAGGAGGGAGTAGCTAAAGGCATGATGGCGTTGGGAGACTTAACCCTAACCACCCCTCCCGGCCTTTGGGTTAGCAAATCATCTAGGTTCGCTTGACCCTCAAGGACTGCATAACGACCAAAGTTCTGGTTGTACATGTTGTCCATCAGGTTCCTGAGCAATGTACTCTTCATTAACTGCAAGTCCATAACAAGGTCCGCAACAGAGAGGCCAAAGAACTTGTGTGGAATCTTCACCGGGGTGATCGAGACAAAGGGTACGCGATCTATTTCCTCGTTAGCCAAAACAACTGAGCCTACGGTACAAACCTTACGTAGTTCTGTAATACCGTCCCCATCAAAGTCTGTTTTTAGGTAGGACTCGTACAGCCAGTAATTCCTTAAACCATCCTCTCCGTAAGTTTCGTCACCAGCCCAGCCTTCCCAGTACTCAGCCGACTTGTCGAACTTGTATCGCTCCAGCCTCTCCGCTGAGAAGGCAGCCATGTCGTCACCAG